CCATCAACCGCATCATTGATCGCCACCATGACATTCGTGTCGAACCTACCGAGTTGAGCCATGTACCTTCCATTGAACCTTCCACCAGGCATCTCCCGCAACGGCACGGAGTACCAAGCTGCTGGCCGCTGGTATGACGCCAACCTGGTGCGCTGGTACGAGAACACGCTGCGGCCTGTTGGTGGCTGGCGTAAACGCTCCACAGCGCAACTGTCTGGGGTGTGCCGAGGCATCTTGACTTGGCGCGACAACAGCGCAGTGCGCTGGATCGCCTTGGGCACACACACCAAGCTGTATGCCATGAACCAAGGCGGTGTCTTGAAGGACATCACGCCCACAGGATTCACTGCTGGCGCTGCCGATGCTGTGGTCAAAACCGGCTACGGCTACCAAGAATACGGCTCATACGCCTATGGCGTAGCGCGGCCTGATGTCGGCTCCAACACGCCAGCCACAACTTGGAGTATGGACACATGGGGTGAGTACCTGGTGGCCTGCTCCAACTCCGATGGCAAGTTGTACGAGTGGCAACTTGGTTTTAGTGGCCCAACACTGGCTGCGGCCATTGCCAACGCGCCAACGGGCAACAAGGCCGTGATGGTCACAGCCGAGCGCATCCTGTTTGCCCTTGGTGCTGGTGGCAACCCGCGAAAGGTGCAGTGGTGCGACCAAGAGGACAACACCGACTGGACGCCTGCCACCGATAACCTGGCTGGGGACTACGAGCTGGCCACACCTGGCACGCTCTTGGCTGGCAAGCGCGTCAAGGGCATCAATTTGCTGTTCACCGATGTGGACGTCCACACAGCGCAGTATGTCGGCGCTCCATTCGTCTACGGCTTTGAGAAGGCTGGTTCAGGCTGCGGCCTGATCTCGGCGCAGTCTGTGGCTGCCATCGACACGGCTGCCATCTGGATGAGCAAGTCCGGATTCTGGATCTATGACGGATACGCCAAGCCACTGCCAAGTGATGTGGGTGACTACGTTTTCCAAAACCTCAACTATGCGCAGTCTTCCAAAATCTATGCTGTCCACAATAGTCAGTTTGGTGAAATCTGGTGGTACTACCCCAGCAATTCCAGCAACGAAAACGACTCCTATGTCACCTTTAACTATCGAGAAAATCATTGGTCGATTGGCACTTTGGCTCGGACTGCTGGCAGTCATGCTGGTGTTTACACCAACCCGCTGATGGTGTCTGTGGATGGCTACGTGTACGAGCATGAGGTGGGTTTCTCCTATGACGGGGCCACGGTCTATGCCGAGTCTGGACCTGTGCAGATCGGCAACGGTGACAACATCATGAGCGTGCGCCAGGTGGTGCCCGATGAGCAGACGCTGGGTGAGGCGGTGGTGTCATTCAAGACCAAGTTTTACCCGACTGGTGATGAATACTCATTCGGCCCATACTCCACAGCCAACCCGACCTCTGTGCGTTTTGCCGGGCGGCAGGTCAACATGAAGGTCACAGGCGCTGTGCTGGCCGACTGGCGCATTGGCACGATGAGGCTTGAAGCTGTGCCGATGGGCAAACGCTGATGGACCTGGAGCATCTGCACCGACTGCGCCACCATGTGGAGGCTGCCTTAGAATACTCTGGAGGCACACACCATTTTGATGATGTCGTTGAAATGGTGAAGGACAGCAGGCTGCAAGTGTGGCCGGCCAACGAGTCCATTGTGCTGACGGAAATCATTGTCTATCCCCGGTTGAAGAATTTGCATTACTTCTTGGCTGGTGGCGACCTCGATGAACTTTCAAGGATGCGGCCATTGATCGAATCCTGGGGCAAGTCAATTGGTTGCACCAGGGTGACCTTGGCAGGCCGCAGAGGCTGGCAGAAGTCGTTTTTACAAGATGAAGGGTACAGCCCACAGTGGTCTGTACTGGCAAAGGAGCTTTGACCATGGCAACAGCAGCGCAAATTCAAGCTGAGATCGCAGCAGGCCCACAGACGCAGGCGGCATTGGATGCGGCTTTGCTCAAGTACTCGCCTGCCGAGATGGCGGCTGCATTCCCGCAGTTTGGCAACGTGGCCGACTTTAACAATGCTGCCCAAGAGGCGTATGCGCGAACACAAGCCCAGCAGCAGGCTGCTGACCGTGCGGCTGTGCGTGCTGACATGGCTGCCCGAGGCGAGGAGGTTCGGATCGCTAATCCTGGTGGCAATGTGGCAATTCAAAGCGCACCACGCCCCGCCATGTCGGTCATCCCTCAAAGCGAGATTGACGCAGCACGCGCACGCTTGACGCCAGAGCAGCAGCAGTTCATTGACTGGCAAATGAACCAAGTCAACAGCATGACTGGTGAACGTGTCGGTGACACATTTGCGCGTCAAGGCGTCAACCCCTACGCCAACCCAGCGCAGGCCCAAGCGCAAATTGATCGGGCCACGCGGCGCGAAGAATTGTTTGTGCAAAACGGCATCAACCCTGGCGACCTGCGGCCATGGAGCGATGCACCACCACCAACTGTTAGCGGTGGCTTTGTGACTGGTGGCGGCGCTCCAGGCACTACAAGTGTTGGTGGCGGCAATGTGTCCCCATCCACTGGCGGTGGTTTGCTTGGCACTGTCGGCGGTGGCAGCACTGCCGGTGGTGGCTTGCCAGCCGGTGGCACAGGCACAGGCGCTGCAAACCCGCGCATTGCAGCCATCCAGCAGTGGTACAACTCCAATGTAGGCCGCACAGACCCACAGGCGCAGGGTGACCTCAATAGATGGCTGGCCACCAGCGGGTTCACAGCCCGAGAGATCAACGCAGCACTGCCTCAGTGGGGCTTGAATGACCTGCAAAACGCCATGCGCACAGCCATTGGCGAGGTGGCCCAGCAGACGCCATTTGCGCCTGCTGCTGCGCAGCCTATGCAGCCATTGGCGCAGCCTTACACCTCGATTGCCTCGCAACTGCCTGGTGGTGCTGACACTCGGATGCAAGAGATCCGCAACTGGTATGCGGCCAATGAAGGCCGAGGCACTCAGGCTGATCTGGATCGTTGGCTGGCCAGCGGCTACACAGCGCAGGAGATCAATCGGGCATTGCCTCAGTGGGGCGTGGCCGATTTGGACCGCGCCATTGCCACAGCCCGGCAGCAGTTCCCACAGGCTGAAGTGCAAAGCGGATTGGCCCGATACCAAGCCGCAGCACCCGGTGCGCAGTTCACTGGCGCTGTCAGTCCTTACGGCCTGATCATGGACCAGATGAAGCCTTTCACCAACCCGTACGCTGACACCTTGGCCAACGTGGCGCTGGGTGGCTACCGTCCTGATGTGTACAACGTGTTGCTGGACGAGACTGTGGACCCCAAGACGGGCATTGCTGTGCCCAATGTCAATGATGGCGGTACTGGTGGTGATGCTGGCGCGTCCACAGCACCAGGATCATCGGGTGTGTCGGCAGCCGATGCAGCGGCAGATGCTGCTGCTGCTGCGGCAGATGCTGCTGCGGCGGCAGATGGAACTGGCACTGGCCCAGGAACTGGTGCCGGTTATGCCAAGGGTGGCCTGATTGATCAGTTGACCGGCCCAGACCCTGCTGGACCTGATGATGGCTATGGAAAACTGAAGCGCGGCGAATACGTCATCAAAAAATCATCGGTCAAAAAATACGGCCAGGGCTTGCTTGACATGATCAATGAAGGCAAGATCCCTGCAAAGAAAATCAAATCACTTTTGGATTGAGAGGCACAAAATGTCAAAAGGCGGCAGCACCACATCGACCACTGGGATTGATCCAGACATCAAGCAGGCATTTCTTGCAAACTTTGCCAATGCACGAGGTGTAGCAGGCGCATTGCCTGTGCAGCAGTTCGCAGGCTTGAACCCTATGTATCAGGCTGGCGAGGAGGCTCTGGTCAACACAGCCTTGGCTGGCCCAGGCATTGCAGGCACAGATCTGGCAGCGCAGGCAGCGGCCATGGGCACAGCCTACCAGCCGATGCAGCAGCAGACACTGCAAGCCAACCTCGGCATGAGTGGCCCCGGCTCCATTGCCAGCTACATGAACCCCTACACCAGCCAAGTGCGTGCAAACGCCTTGGCCGACTTGGAGTCAGCACGGCAGACAGCCATTCAGCAAACGGGTGAGCGTGCCATGCAAGCCAAAGCCTTTGGCGGTTCGCGCCAAGGTGTGGCCGAGGGCATCACCAACCTTGGTTTTGCCAAGCAGGCTGGCACCCTCGGCACCCAACTGAACGAGAACGCTTTCAATCAAGCGGTGCAGTTGCAGGCTGCCGACTTGGCACGCCAGCAGCAAGCTCAGGCAGCCAACCAAGCCGCTGGCCTGTCGGGTGCCGAATTGAACTTGCGCGGTGCTGGCCAGCTCGGCAGCTTGGCCGCACAGCAGCAGGCTCTGCGCCTTGGTGGCGCTCAGGCTGTCATGGGTGCAGGCGGTGCGCGTCAAGCACTGGAGCAGCAGCAGATGGATGCCATCCGCAACATCGGCTTGCAGCGCTTGGGTGTGGTGCAGTCGTCCTTGGGTGCGCAGCCTGCCAACCTCGGCCAGATCGCCACCACGCCTGACAGCCGCAACGTGGCCTCGGGCGCATTGGGCGGTGCGCTGGCTGGTGGCCAATTGTTTGGCCCTTACGGCGCAGTGGCCGGTGGCATTTTGGGCCTGCTGGGCTAAGGAGAATCACATGGCAACAGGTTTTGATTTTGCGAACATCGGCAGCATCTTTGGCAACACCATGCCGGGCAGCCCAATGTCTGGGCTTGATGCCCTGCTGACCGATGATCAGCGCAAGCTGATGGGCCGCAATGCTGCCCTGTCGGCTGCTGCTGCGCTGCTGCAAGCCAGTGGCCCCAGCCGCCAGCGCATTGGCCTTGGCCAAGCCCTTGGCTCTGCCTTGCAGGCTGGCCAGCAAGGCTACCAACAAGCCCGTGCCGGATCGCTGCAAGACCTGATGCTGGGTGAGAAGCTGAAGGAGGCGCAGGCAGCGCGACAAGTGCAGCAGCAAGTGGCTGGCGCATTGACCACAGCCCCATCGGTGCTGACACCAGAGCAGCAAGCCCTGGCCGCACCTGGCGGCCAGCTTGGCCCAACCACGCAGCGTGCTGCCATGGCCAACGCCATGCCAGAGATGACGCCCAACCAATTGAAGGCCCAGCAGTACCAAAGTGCTGCCGACATCTTGGCCGCTGCTGGCCGTGTGGCCGATGCTGAGAAATATCAGGCCATGGCCGAGAAGTTAAATCCTCGCGTCGAGGTTGTTGGCCAACCATTTGAGGTCACAGACGCCACTGGCAAACCCATCTTGGTTCAACAGTTCAAAGACGGGAAGCTGCAAACCATGGAAGGCTTTGGCCCTAAGCGTGAGGTGGTGTTGCAGAACATGGGTGGCCAGACCGTGGCTGTCAACAAGTCGGCGCTGCGCGGAGGTGAGACATTCCAGCAAACCATGACGCCAGGCGAGGCTGCGGCAAACCGTGTGGCCCAGGCTAATCTTGGCCTGCGCCAGCAAGAATTCAACCGTGGTGCGTTTGACCGTGTTGAAACTGCCGATGGCCTGATGTACATCCCAAAGGCACCAGGCGGCGCTGTCATGCCAATCACTGGCCCAACAGGTCAGCCATTGAAGGGTGCAGGCAGCGCACCAACAGAAGGCCAGTCCAACGCTGCTGGCTTTGCCCAGCGCATGGAGTTGGCGGAGAGCATTCTGGGCCGACTGCCTGCCGGGTCACAACCTGGCGCTGGCACACGCATTGCCGAGGCCGTGCCATTTATTGGTGGTGCTTTGGCCAGATCTGGCCAAAGCGCAGACACTCAGATGTATGACCAAGCGGCGCAGGATTGGATTCGTGCCAAGCTGCGCAAGGAGTCCGGCGCTGCCATTGGTGCGGATGAGATGAAGCAGGAATATGCCACCTACTTCCCAATGGTGGGCGACACGCCAGAGAAGATTGCACAAAAGGCCGAGGCGCGGCGTGTGGTCACATTAGGCATGGGCAAGTCAGCCGGTAAGGCATACCAGCCATACACGCCACCAGCCCCTGCGCCAATGCCTGCTGCTGCGCGTCCTGCGCGATTGGTGCGCGACCCACAGACAGGCATCTTCCGTTACGTTCAGGAGTGAAACATGGCCGACAAAATCGTTGAGATCCCCAACATCGGCCAAGTGGCATTCCCCGCCACCATGACGGATGACGAGATCATCCGAGCCATCCAGTCGCTGCAAGCGCCTTCTGCGGCTCCAGCCCCTGCCATGCCACCCGACACCTTGGGCCGCCAGGCAGGCTTGGCCGTGCGCCCTATGGCACAGGCTGCCCTGACTGCCGGTGGCTTGCTGCCGATGGCTGTGGACCCCTTGGTGAACCTATTCAACTTGGCCACAGGATCGCAAGCGCCAACCATGACGCAAGCGGTGGGCCGCACGCTGTCTGCTGTTGGATTTCCAGAGCCTCGCACGGCGCAAGAGCGCATCGTGCAAGATGTCTCGCAGGCTGGCTACGGTGTGGGCGGCTTGGCCAACTTGGCCGCACGCGCTGCGCCCATGGCTACATCCGCAGCGGGTCAGGGCATCGCGCAGATGCTGGCCACCAACCCACGGGCGCAGTCGTCTGCCGCATTGGCCTCCACAGCCGCTGGTGGAGTGCTGCGAGAGGGAGAGTTTTCCCCCGGCGTGCAGTTGGCTGGCGCATTGGGCGCAGGCATGGTGGCCCCCGGTGGCCCAACCCTGTCCACCACACAGCGCGTCTTGGCCGCACCGAGTGCCATCGTCAAGCCATTTACCCAAGAAGGCCGCGAGGTCATGGTGGGCAATGTGCTGCGCGGTTTGGCCACAGACCCCGAGCGTGCCATCACCAACCTGCGACAAGCCACGCCCACAGTCCCCGGTGTGCGCGTCACCACAGCCGCTGGTGCGCGTGACCCCGGCTTGGCTGCGGCTGAGACACCGATCAGAGCCTTGGACCAGTCTGGTGCATTCCCATCGGTCCTGTCGGCCAACCAGCAAGCCCTGATGGATTCATTCCGCAGACTGTCGGGCCGACCCGGCTCCATCGAGGCAGCCGAGGCCAAGCGTGCCAGCATCACATCACCCATGCGCGAGTCGGCATTTGCCAATGCACAGCCCGTGTCGGTGGAGCCAATCGCTGCGGCCATCGAGGGCATCACCAGCAACCCGGCAACGCAGCGCCAAACAGTGGACCAAGCCATGAGCTATGTCTCCAGCCTGTTGGCCAAGCGTGTCGATCCAGAGACTGGCACCATCAACCCGATGGCGCTCTACAGCGTGCGCAAAGACATCACCGATGCGATGGCTGGCAAGCTGTCGGGCGACTTGGCCAACCTGCGCCTGGCCCGTGGCCAGTTGGCCGATCTGCTGCCCGTCATCGACGCCACCATCGAGTCAGGTGCGCCAGGCTTTAACCGCTACATGCAGCAATTCGCCAAGTCCTCAAGCGCCATCGACCAGATGCGCCTGCTGCAAGGCATTGAGTCGAAGGTCACCACAGGCCAGCCCAACCTGATGACGGGGGAGCCAGTGCTGGCCGCATCTGCACTGCGCAGGCAAGTGGCTGCCAAGGCCGAGGAGATCGGCACGCAGTTGTCACCAGCGGCGCAGCGCCGACTCGACAACATCATCAACGAGATCAATCGTGGCCAAGCTGCGACAGCGCCAGGTGTGAAGGCTCCAGGCTCCAACACGTTCCAGAACATGAGCATGGGCAACCTGATCGGTCGCGTGTTCAGCGAGTCCTTGGCCGACAACACCACGCTGCGCACCATGACGCGCCCATTGGATTTTCTCTACAAGCTACCAGATCAGCAGATTCAGCAGTTGCTGGTGGGGGCCATGTTGGACCCACAACTGGCGGCGCAGATGATGAGCAAGGCCAGTATCATGAAGGTCGAGCCACTTGCCAAATCGCTGCGCAAGAAGGCCGAGGAATTGGGCTACGGCGCTGTCATCGGCGCATCACAGGAGTAAGACATGGCTGGATTGCTGATGGACGAGGAGCTGATGCCATTCTTTGGCAATCCCAATGTGCAGCGCCAAGGCGCTCGGGCGCGTGCATTGGCCGCACAGCGCGATGTCAACACACTGCCAGACCCACGCACCTATGCGGCCATCAGCGGCCTGCTGGGGCAGGCTCCTGATGAGATGGGGTTCAGCGTCATGAACCCTCAGTACGAGTCCATCCAGCGGGTGGCCCGTCCAGCCTTTGCTGTTGGCACGGCGCTGGGTGTGGCTCCGATGATGAAAGCAGCGGGGTTCACACGGCCAGCGGCGCGTGCTGCCAGTGCTGAGTCTCAGCTTGGTGCCATCCGCATGCCCGGTGCTGCATTCGACCCACGCTTTGACCCAAGAATCAAGGAGCAAGAACGGCTGGCCAAACTGACCACTGATGTGACAGAGCGCGTGACCAACGTGCCGCAAGTTTCTTTGGCCGACTTTGCTGGTAGACCTTTCATCACCTCGATGGCTGATCGCACTGGTGTCGGCATGCTCAACAAGATCAATGACGTCCAGTTGAATCGCCCTGTGAACATGCAGGGTGGCCAGCCATTCATGTTCGACAACCCTGGCCAAGTGTGGGCCTCTGCCGCAGGTCCATCAAAGCAGATTTTGCAAGAGGCCGAAATCATCAAGCAAGTCACAGGTCAAAACCCGTTGTTCATTCCATGGCGCATGGCCCCAACTGGTGGTGACTTTGCGTCGATGACTGGTGAAACCATGTTGTCGTATGCCGATGCGGCCATGAACAAGACCAACAAGAAGCGGCTGGACAAAATGATCAAGGGCTACATCCCAGAGGGGTCTGGGGTCAGTTCTGACAAGGCTGTGGAGCAGTTTAGGGCAGCACCTGACCGTGTGCGCAAGGCTTTGAAGAACGCCATGGATGTGGAGTTTCGTGACACTGGTGGCTTGAACATTGGCGAGGCTCGACTTGCTGTGGCCGATCCATTCCAACTGACCAGCCGCGACACTGGCCTGCTCAGTGTTGGTGAGGTGTTTGCCGACAAGCCACTGATCGCCAAGTCAGGGCATGCTGCCTATCCAAAAGGTGTCCCAGGGCAAGGCTTGGGTCAACTCAAAGAAGACCTTGGCATCTTCCAATTGATGCCCAATGTGGTCAAGGCCCGTGGAATTCCTGACCCCAGGAACCCACGAGCCACAGACGTTCGGGCATTGCAGATGAAGCCCTACGCTGGAATGATCACAGATGAATTGCTCAAGTCGCTTGGCTACTGATCAAATGCTCTGCACGGAAAAGGCTGGCGACTTTCTCGCCAGCCTTTTCTTTGATGAAGCCCACCACCTGATCGTGCGTGACTTCTGTGATGCCAGAGACAACACAGAATGTTTCATGCAACGAAAGCACCCGCAGCAGAGCCTTGGGCATCTTCACATCGACATTGACGATTGGCGTCATTTCACACTCCCAAAAAATGCGGCCACCAGTGGGTCGCGTTTGACGACCCGTCTTTTTTGTCTGCGCCTGGCGTCCAAGAAGTCCTTGTCGTCGGCAGTCAGCTTGGCCCTGTACGCCTGCACCCGCTGAGTGCTGGTGCGGCCAGTTGGTGGTGGGCAAGGCACATCCTCACCCGGCCCAAGCCGGTACTGAGGCCGCCAGCGGTAACTGTCGCCAGCCTTGGCCCAGCCACCGATATGGACCAGCCCTTGGTCGTGCATTTCCTCCAGCACCCGCTGCACAGCCCTTCTGTTGCAGAAGATGATGTCCACCAGTTCCCTGTCGCACCTAGCGCGGCCATCGGCCAGCACCAGTTCCAGCTTGGGCCGGATGCGGGGCTTCAGTCCTGCTGGCATAACTCAGCCAAATCCTTGCGGTACACAGGCCCGAAGTGCATCAGGCTTGGCAGCTTGTAGGCGTCCATGGCACCGGGTCTGCCGGTGTATGGCCGCAACTCTTTGCCATCGTATCGGCCAGCCATTTTGTCGATCATGTTGGCGGGGGTCTTAATAGATTGGTCGGCCATTTTCGATGCATCCTATGAGGTATTGAAGATTCTGGACCATGCGCCAGGCTTGGTCCGATGATTGCAAGTCGCTGGGGCAGTTGCGCACAGCATGCGCTGGCAGTGATGTGCCACGCGCCCGATCAAGCGCATGCTGCAACTGTGCCTCCAGTTCAGGCAGGTCGTCGGTGGTCAGGTCTTTGATGCTCATTTGCGGCATCCCTTCAAACAGGCTGGTGACATCTTGGACTGGCACACACCAAGGATTTGGCAACGTGTCAGCGGCTTTGGTTTGATCCAGATGGTTTTCATGCCTGCGCCTTTGTGTAAAGCGCAATTGGCTTGTATACGCTTGAAGGTTTTTTCCATCGAAAATATTTGTGGCCAACTGCGTTCTCACAAAGGTATGCAATCGGCTCAGGAATTGTTATTGAGATCACGCCAGTCTGGCTGGGTACTGGTTGCTCCAGGTATTTAGCATAAACACGATCAGCAACAAGGGCGGCAAAGTGTTCAATGTCACCATGCAGGGTCAAACCATTGGTCTCGATCAATTCAAAGATTTCATCTCTGTTCATGCCGACCACCCGTAGAACAGGCATGCGGCCAAGCCGATGCCGATGACCAGTGCGGTGATCAAGTCCAGCGCAGCCTCGGCGCGTGCATGCAGCTTGGCTGCCCTGACTTGGTAATGCTGGTGATATTTGTGGTGTTTCATCGTTTTCTCCGTTACCCGCTGCAACAATTTGCATCGGTGAAACAGATTATGGACTAAATTCAAAGCACATGCAACACACGCTTTCTGTTGTATCAAATTAACAACAATGCCAAGTAAAATGCCGCCATGAACTCCATCCACGACATCCGAGACATGGCCCGTCTGCACAAGATCCAGATGAAGCAGGTCTGCGCCCTGGCCAAAATACAACAGCCCCAGGTCAGCAGATGGCTGTCTGGGGCTGTTGATCCTCTGTGGTGCTCAGTCAATCAGATGGAGGCGGCTCTGTTTGCGCTGATAGAACAACAGGGGCAGCAAGCCCCTGCCGCAGCAGATGCCGAAGCAGCGCAGCCTTAGACATTCCCAAGGCGTGCGCTGTGGCCTCCAGCTTGTCGAACAGGTCACGCTCGACATGGGCCGCAATGAAGACCTTACTGGACAACATTGGCAGCCTCGGCAGGCTCTGCTGGTGTCTGCGCCTTGATCTGCTCCTCCAGCTTGCGCAGCAGTGGCCACACATTGCTCTTGGTCGGCAGGTCGGCCAGCACCGACATCACAAATTGCAGTTCGTTGGGTTCAAAGGTGATGTTCATGTTGTTTTCCTTACCAGTCATCGCCAGCCACATCAGCAGGCGCAGCAGCAGGTGCTGACCCACGGGTGATGCCAAAGTCAGCCGCAGCACTTGGCTTGGCGCCGCCCAGTGGCTCACCCTTGCGCACCAGCAAGAGGTTATTCAGGCCAAACGACACGCCGTTATTGCCTGCCTGTGAATAGGCATAGGCATTGAGGCTGGCGCGGATGTAGTCGCCACTCACGATGTCATCAGACCCAATCAGGTCATTGCCATGCGTGTCAATCGCGCCAGGCTTGCTGGTGCTCTTGACGTTGCAGAAGAAGTGGCCGTGATATTCCTTGCCCAATGGGCTTCCATCGTTCTTGGTTTCGGTGTCGCCATCACGCAGCGGGTTGCGCACGTTCTTGGGGATCTTGTCGCCAAACTTGGCAGTCAATGCCTCCTTGGCCGCAGCCTTCAGAGCAGTCAGCGTGGCCGTGTCGGTCTTGGGAATCAGAATCTGGGTGCTGAATTCGTCTTTGCCATTCAGCTCATTTTTACGAGCCTGCAAGGCCGAGAAATAAGAGGTGCGAACCTCGCCAGTTGTCACACGTGTAGTCATGATCGTTTCCTTTGGTTTGATCGTTTACAGCCCTGTCAAAGCGACAGAGCAGTTGCACTTTAACACAAACAAAGTGCTTGTGTAAAAGATTTTTACAGCGCACAATGTGGGTTCATTTCAACCGCTGAACCGAGGAAAACGATGCAGCTATACCCGCACCAAGAGCAGTCCAAGCAGTTCCTGCTGGACAAACAGAGGGCCATCTTGGCCGACCAGCCGCGAGTCGGCAAGACGCTGCCCACAGCAGCCGCAGCCCTCGAACATCTCCCCGCCCTGATCGCCTGTCCGGCCATCGCCAAGACCGTGTGGGAGGCTGCATTCCAGCGTCTGGGCTGTGAGGATGTGCGGGTGGTCAATGGCAAGAATGACGCCATGAAGACCACCCAGCACCAAGTGGTCATCATCAACTATGACCTGCTGCAATACTTCAACAATGCAGGCTTTCAGACGCTGGTGCTCGACGAGTGCCATCGCATCAAGAACCCCAAAGCTGCACGCACCAAGTCGGCCATGCACCTGATGAAACAGATTGAGCGTGTGTATGCCCTCAGCGGCACACCCATCCCCAACAGGCCGATTGAACTGTGGCCCATCCTGCACGGCCTGAACATCTACCGTGGCGGCTGGTACGACTTTGCCGCCAGGTACGCCAAACTTTGGGCAGCTCCGTGGGGGTTGGATTCCAGTGGTGCCAGCAATATCCCCGAGCTCAAGGCGCTGATGAAGCCCCACGTGATGCGCCGCAAGAAGGAGGATGTCTTCAAGGACTACCAAGCACCGCAGGTGTCGCTGATCACGTTTGATCTGCCCAACGACAAGCGTGAGCAAGAGTTTGATGCCGATGCCCTGGTGGCCAACCCCAATGCCCTGCTGGCGTTTGAAGGCTTGGCCGAGATCATGAAGGAAGCCGGGCTGCGCAAAGTCGCACCCGCTGCCGAGTTCATCGACGACCTGCTGAACGCTGGTGAGCCTGTAGTGGTCTTTGCTCACCACAAGGATGTGGTGGCCGAACTGTGCACAGCCCTCAAGGCCCACAAGCCCGTCACCGTGGTGGGCGACACGCCACGCGCACAGCGTGACAAGGCCATCGAAGCCTTCCAAGCTGGCAAAGCCAACTGCATCGTTGGCAACATCGCGGCCATGTCTGAAGGTGTGGACCTGTCTGCTGCCGACACCATTGTCTTTGTTGAATGCACATGGTCCACATCTGCGCTGGAGCAGGCGTCTAGCCGGGTGGAGAACATCGCCAAGAGCAGCGTCAAGCCGCTGATCTACATCCTGACCATCAGGGCATCGCTCGACCACACCGTGCTGGCCAAGATACTGGCCAAGCAAAACATCATCAACCAGATCATCTAAGGACCACCATGCAACACACCGCACGCAAACACGCACGCCTGTCAGCATCCCGAGCTGAACGATTCATGACATGCCCTGGGTCGGTCAGGTTAGAGAATCAAATGCCTTACGAGCCACCCGGCGAGGCGGCAGCCATTGGCACCCACATCCATGAGTTGTCCGAGAAGCTGCTGAGAGGTGAGGAGCTCGACAGCCCTGACCTGAACCCTGACCACATCGCCATGGCGCAGGAGTACGCAGCATTCGTCAACACGCTGGTCGAGAACCCACGCAAGCGCATGATCGAGGTCAACGTGGACGCTGGCCTAAAGTCGCTGCACCAAGCCCTTGGCGGCACTGCTGACGCTGTGCTGGTGGATGGCAACCACCTCCATGTGATCGACCTCAAGACTGGCCGTGTGCTGGTCGAGGCCGAGAACAACAAGCAGCTCATGACCTATGCCCTGGGCGTCATGCGGCAGTTCAACGCGCCCGTCGACATCACCTGCACCATGCACATCTTCCAGCCCCGTGCAGGCCACTCCAAGTGGACCGTTAAGGGTGTGGACCTGGTCAACCATGGCCACGCATTGGTGCATGCGGCCAACTTGGCCCTGTCTCCAGACGCGCCTACCAATCCCAGCCCCGATGCCTGCAAGTACTGCAAGGCCAAAACCATCTGCCCATCCATGCGCCAGAAGGTCCAAGACAACGCACGCAAGGATTTCGCCACCAACACCAAGATCACCCCCGACATGCTGGACCTCGCGCACCTGGCTGCCGAGTGGTCAGAGGCTGTCATCACTGCCGCCAAGAAGCAATTAACAGACGGTGAAACAATCAGTGGATGGAATCTCAAGCCTGGCCGCAAGACCCGTTTTTGGAAGTCAGAGGAACTGGCCGCAGCCGCCTTGAAGGACCACCCCAAGGCATTCAGCCTGAAGTCACCGGCAGCGATTGCCGACCTCAAGATCGAGGTGTCCGAAGACCTGATCGGGGTCAAGCATGCGGCTGCGAGTCTGGCTAAGGACAAGGCCAAAAAGTCCCAAGACTAGAATCCCCATTCCCACAAAAGAAAACCCCGGCATGACGCGAATCATGCCGGGGTGAGAGTCCAACTTACAAGGAGTTTCCAGTGTCAATTTTAACGCTGTGCTACAGTTGATGCATCGCTTGGCAGCGATTTTTATGCAACAGGCCCAGGCCAACCCTTCTGCACGAGTTGCATCGTGTCTGCCAACTGGCTCACGCCAGAGGAGGGTTGACCTGGGTTTTTTATGGACCCGAACATCATGAAGACCGTTCATCACATTACGCCAAAGCATGGCGACACGTTTTCGTTTAACTGCCCGGTGTGTGGGTGTTCACATATGCAGCAACACAGCCAGCATAAATATTATTGGTTATGCAAAAACGGACACACCACGTATGTGTCTGTTTACCAGTCGGCAGCACAGACGCTGAATATCAGTCTGATGCCAGTGCCAGATGAGTATTCTTGAACAGCGGATATAGTAGGTCAGGCCACGGCTAGGGTAGCTCCCGAAAAGCAGCTTGAATCACTGCCTGCCGATGCGCTTTTTCATGATTCATTAATCGAAAGATTCGTCGATGTCACAAGAATTTCCGGCCACATCGGCCAACCCTTCCCACGCTGTGGCCATGGCCATCGCCGACATTTGCCCTGATGCCCTGTTCTGTGGGTTCAGGATCAAGCCCAAAGCCGATGGCACCTTTGCCAAGCTGCCAGTCTCAAAGGCTGGCGCTGGTGTTGGTGCTGACATCGACCACGCACACCTTGTCAATGGCGACGAGTTGCGCACCCTGACAGATCCGCCCAACTCAGCCTTGTGGGGCATCTTCATGCAGAACCGCATGACCTATGACCCATTTGGCGAACTGGTGCTGACCATTCTCGACCTTGACACCAAGAGGTCGACAGCGCCACGCGACATCCGCATGGTCAAGTTGATGGACCTGGCTAAAGAGCGCGGACTGTTGACTGAGCGCAGCCACAGCAAGAAGGGTGGCCACATCATCTTTTTGGCCAAGCCTGATGAAACCCTGCCGCCGCAGATCAACCTTGGCAACCACCAAGAGGTCGAAATCTTTGGCCACCCAAAGAGCGCAGGCAAAAACGTGATGTTTACGGGCGACTCGCTCAAGGGCGCATTGATTGAACTTGGCTGCACCGTCAAAGAGTTTTTTGAATCGGCTGGCATCCAAGTGACGCAGCCAGCGCCAGAAGTCAAAAAGCCATCAGAGGGGTTTGACTTCAGCCCACTGCTGAACCGCCATCAATCCTCGCCCAGCGACTATGACAAAGCCATGGATGCGCTGCAATACATCAACCCCGATGCTGACTATGACACCTGGCTAAACATGGGCTTTGCCCTACACAAAGAGTTTGGCGACCGAGCCAAGCAAGACTGGATGGCTTGGTCACTGGGCCGCGCCAAAGAAACCAGCGCCGTTGACCTGCAAGCCCATTGGAAATCTTTTGGCAAAAAGGAAGGTGTTGGCATTGGCACCCTATTCCACACAGCAAAGCAGGCTGGATGGGAGCAACCCACCAAGTCATCAGAGCGCCGTTCTGCTGTGGATGACTTTCAGAATATATTAAATCCAGTATCTGTTGCGACAGGCTCACAGGATGAGCCACCAGCACAAAAAAACAGCCGCTGGCAGGCAGTGCCGCTGCAACTGGAGGAGTTGGAGCCGATTGATTACCTGATTGATGGTTTCTTTGCCCACAGTTTTTCGGTCATTGCTGGCCAGCCAGGTGTTGGTAAGACCACGGCCATGCTTTCCATTGCCCTTATTGCCGCTGGTTTCCCCATCGGTGATGCAGGTCTGAAGGCCGAGGCCCGAAGAAAAATCATCTATGTGTCAGAAGACACAGCGCAGGTCAAACGGTCTCTGTACGCTTACGCCAAGCACATGCATCTGAACAGGCAAGAACTGCAAGAGTATTTCGTCTTGGTCGAATCCATCCGGTCGACAGCCGATCAGGTGCTAGAGCTGGCCCACCTAGTTATCGAGCACACCATTAACGATGAACGGCCATGGCTGATCATCGACACGGCCAACGCCACCTTGGACATCGAAAACGAGAACGACAACAGCCAGGTCGGCGCATTCATGGCTGCGCTCAAGCAAACCATTTACACGCAGCTCAACACCTCGATCACCATCATCACGCACACGGCCAAGACCATGGCCAACACCGATGACAGCGCCATGGCCCGAGGTGCATCGGCCTACACAGGTGATGCAACCCTGACAGCTGTGCTGTTCATGGATGAGGAAAAGAACCGCTATCTGCGACTGGTCAAAACCCGGTATGAGCCAGTTTTCAGGGAAATCATGCTGGTCAGCCACATCCACCATGAGGCAGTCATGAACCGCCATGGCAGCATGCAGGAGGTCAACTGCGTGATCGTGGCACCACAGTCGTCCAGTGAGGCGGATCGCAAGCAACTCCAAGCCAGCAAGGCCGAAGACAAGCAGCAGCAAAAAATTCAGGATAAGTCTGACCAGGTATGCGCATTCATCCAGTCTGTTATCAATCGCCATCCTGAGGGCGTGATCATCCGTAAGGGCAGCCACGTTCCAAAAACACCGCCAGCAGAGCTGCAAGGGTGCTATCAGTTGCAGTGGGATGACGTGTATCAACATGTTCCAGGTGCCGATAAGGGCGAGATCAGACGTGCTGTTGGTGGTGCCATCTTCACCAGGTTTGCGCCGGATGCAGGAAACAATTGCTGGGTTCAGTTGGGATGAATTCGGATGCAATCAAAGTCGACCGGACCGACCGGACCTCGACCGGACCGTCCGGTCGGTCCGGTCAGCCAAAGGCCAGGAGTTGGGTGGATGGAAATGTGCACTTCAGTGCACATTCCATCCCCACGCATGGTGGGAAAAATCCGTTCAAAAATCGACCGGACGACCGGACCAAATCCTTGAAGGGGTCCGGTCGACTTTTTGGGTGTTTTGGGCAAGTATTACAGTATTACTTTTTATGGTGGGGTCTTGAGCATGATTGAGACAGCAAACTGGATCGATGACGACCGTGTTTTGTGTGGTCAGTGCGACAACGCAAAACTGGTGGATTGCAAGAGGTCAATGCCAGCCGAGCAGATGGAAAAACACCGCAAGGTGAATGCAGTGCAGCTTCAATGGATGTTCAGCAACGCCAAGGTCAGGAACGGCTGGGCGACAGTCACATGGCGCGAATGGCAGTGCCAGGCAACTGGCATGGCCACCATGCCCATGGATCTCAAGCATCGCTGCCATTTGTATTGCAAGGCAAGTGAGAAGCCATCGTCGGTAGAATCCGATGCATGGTGGCAAAACTGAGAAAGAGCATCGAACACACTGAACAGGTCAAGCTGGTGCAGAGGGTCCGAGCGTTCTACCCTGATGTGATCATCGCGGCTGTGCCTAATGGAGGCGATAGAACGGCCTCAGAGCGCGTTAGGCTGCATCAGGAGGGGGTACTGGCTGGAATGCCTGATCTGTGCGTTCTGGAGGCTGCTGGAGGGTTCCATGGGCTGTTTGTGGAGATGAAGACAGCCACAGGGCAGCAGAGCAAGGAGCAGAAGGCTTTGCAGTTGCAATTAAACAACAGGGGCTACCTTTGCACGGTGGCCAGATCAGCCGCTGAAGGCTTTGAAATCATCAAGGGGTATTTGAATGGCGAAAGCAAACAACCTGTCTGAATTGGCCGACAACATCACAGCCAGGCAGATGGACCTGAAGGAGAAGGCCAGCCTGACCAAGGCCGAGACATCGCAGGTCAACAAAAAGATCCACGCATTTGGTGGCGAGTTGGCCATCGTTGACAGGCTGTCCCAAGGGGAAACGGTGTTGGGTGTGGCTCGGGCGCTGGGGATAAGTCACACCGCTTTTTACGATTGGGTGGACAGAGGGGGCGAGGCACGGGCTGCCGCTCTCGCGCGTGCGCGTGCACGGGGTGGCCAGAGTTTAGCCGAGGAGACGCTGGAGATCGCCGACAGCGCGACCCCGCAAGAGGCGCAGGTCGCCAAGCTGCGCGTCGATACCAGGCGCTGGCTGGCCAGCAAGATGGCACCTGACGAGTACGGTGACAAGCAGCAGCCGCTGGTCAACATTGACCTTGGCAGCATGGCGCTCGATGCGCTGCGCAAACGCAGCATTACGCATACCAACGACTGACGCTACTTCGTACAACGTCCATTATGTAAAGTTGTCTTTGACTTATCCACAGATTGATGGATACGTTATATGTAAGTTATGAGTTATCCACAGGATGTTGTGGATAACTGTTGACAAATCCCTGTGGACAGGTGCGGCACCTGCCCCGGACCGGCTGGCTGCGACCCCCCCTTGGGCCGCCGAGGCGGGGGCGGCTGCTGCTGCGTCCGACATCTATCTACCACCCTTCATCCGAAAAAAATTTTTAAAATAATTTACACAATCCTGAATTTGCGCTAAAGTGCAACTCCCCATACAGGAGAAACCGATGAACACGACATTACTGATCAAGGTCAGAACGCTCTACCCCCAAAGCCGCCATCTGCAACGGCAGTGGGTGAAATCTGTACGCCATCTGGGCGCACGCTGGCTGGTGGCACAGCCACAACCCAAAGAGAAGCTGCGTGAGCAGGCAGCGGGGAGATGGGCATGAGCAGAGAAGCAATGAAGCTGGCGCTCGGCAAGATCAAATCAGCCAGAGATTGCCATCCAAACGCAGTAGACACCTTGCTGTTTGAAGCAGAGGAAATTTTGGAAGGAGCACTGGCAGAGCAGCCAGAACGCCCATACCGACTGCTGCAAGATAACGGGTCAAAATATTTTGGTGAGTCGTGGGACAAGGCAGAGCAGCCAGCACAGCCTCAGCAGGAACCCGTGGCGGCGAGACACATCGGCTGGGACTATCTGGACAACGGGACGTTGGTGGCGACCTACGCCGTTCCAGTGCCAGAAAGAATTGCCCCAAAGCTCTACGCATCCCCACCAGCACAGCGCACATGGGTTGGGCTGACGGATGAGGAAAAGCGGCAGATATTTGAGCGCGAGGACTATCAAGGCTGGCTCGACTACATCAATGCCATCGAAGCCAAACTCAAGGAGAAGAACACATGATGACCGTAATTGAAATGGCGCGTTTGGCCACAAATGGTCGCATTGCCAAAAATGACGTAGAAACCGAATCCCTTATTGGTCTCGATGAGGTTACGCGCTTTGCCGAGCTTGTCCGTGCTGACATGAAAGAGCGATGCGCCAAGATGTGCGACCAGCTTGCAATTGAGGATGGGTTGCATCAAGCCAAATACTGCGCCAATGCCATCAGAGGGAGGATGGACGAATGAACCAAGACGAAGACAAACCAACCCCGGCTGACGGGCAATTGATCTGGGTGGCGCTGGCATTCATCGCCTTCATGCTGACACTTTTAACCATCAGGAGCTGCGTATGAAATTCAGAAAGAAGCCCGTGGTTATTGAGGCCACCCGGTGGTTCAAGAACGGCGACCACCCACTGGATTACAGTAAGACACATGACGGTTTTAAGGATGGTCAACTGTTGCTGTTTTCTCCAAAGTACCGCAAGGAGATGAAATGGGAGGGCGACATCGTGCGCTACTACCGTGACCCCGGTGTTGATGGCGATGCGGCTTGCAAACACTGCGGCAATACCATGCACGTTCATGGCTGGATCGAAACACTCGAAGGTGGTCACATTGCCTGCCCCGGCGATTGGATCATCACTGGCGTGAAGGGTGAGTTTTACCCATGCAAGCCCGACATCTTTGAGATGACGTATGAGGTGGCCGAATGACCGACTGCCAACACCGCTGGGAGGCCGTCCCCGGTCAGCCGCTTTACAAGTGCGCCCGGTGTGGTGCGTTCATGAGGATCATTAAGTGAGCCGCAAGAAAAGCAGTTACAAGCCAAGGCCGATCAGGGCTGACAACATGAGTTGGATCAAGGCGGGATTCAAGCCGGTGGGGAGTGTCCCCAAGGCTGGCGTGGCGCTCAAGCTGGCCAACCTGGCGGCGATGGACGCCTTGATCTTGGGGCATGGCAAGGGTGAGCATTCGCACACCATGCGCGAGGCGTTTGACATGGCGCTGTGTTTGCCACGGGTCAACCCGAATTTGGGGGCCGACTGGCTGCCGGAACTTCAAGCAGCCAAAGAGGCGGCGTACGCGATGCATGACCGTGGAGAGAGAACTGGAAGGTTTCTGTTCACGGGGCCGGAGATGCAGGCAATCAAGCAGGGGATTGAGATTCACACCCAGCAGCTTGATGAATGCACAGTGCAGGAGATGGAGAAGGCTATTCACATGGCACGCACCATCAAGCGCAAGGAGTTGACCAAGTGACGACCACCAACACGGGGCCGCATGTGGTCAAGGCGCTGGAGGCGCTGCAAGAGTTTGGACGCATGACTGCGCAGGAGTTTGCCGATTGGGCCGACATCAGCCGCTATGACGCGCATGCGGTGCTGGGCCGCATGAACAAGAGGACGAAGGCTGGCGACAAGCGCATCCACGTTATCGACTGGTCGCACGGCCATGATGGGGCCAGGCGCTATCCGAGGCCGGTGTATGCGCTGGGCGACAAGCCGGACAAGCCAAAGCCCAAGGCCGACCCGGCTGCCAACAGGCGCAGGCATGAGCAGGGCAAGAACAGGATGTACCGCATGAATAGCGTGTTCAACATGGCCATGACAAGAGACAAAATCCGAGAGATCAGAAAGGTGACGACATGATTGAGATGATTGAGCCGCAAGGCATGAAGCACGACAGCGGCAAGCTGGACTACACCTTGGTGCCATGGGATGGGCTGGAGGATGTGGTGAAGGTGCTGGAGTTTGGGGCGCAGAAGTACAGCCGCGACAACTGGAGGAAAGTCGAGGGTGGGGACACCCGGTACTTGGCCGCAGCGTTTCGGCACCTGATTGCGCACAACAGTGGTGAGGCCAATGATCCAGAGTCTGGGCTGCCGCATTTGGCGCATGCAGGGTGCTGCCTGCTGTTTTTGCTGGCAAAGGAGCGTGCATAATTGCCTCATATGGCAAATGACAACGTATTCAAGCAGTGGGTGGACAGGTATCACCCCGACCCGGTGCTGTTTGTGCAGGAGGTGTTGGGGGTTGACCCTGACCCGTGGCAGATTGAGTTTCTGAAGGCCATCGCCCGAGGTGATCGAAAGATCAGCGTGCGCTCTGGCCACGGTGTGGGAAAGTCCACAGCGTCGAGCTGGGCCATGCTGTGGTACTTCATGACACGCAGCCCGGTGAAGGTGGTGGTGACTGCGCCGACATCAAGCCAGCTTTATGACGCGATGTTTGCGGAGCTGAAACGGTGGATCAACGCGATGCCGCTGCCACTTCAAGGCTTGCTGACTGTCAAGCAAGAGCGTATCGAGTTCAACGCAGCGCCCACGGAGATGTTCATCTCGGCGCGAACCAGCCGGGCCGAGCAGCCTGAAGCCTTGCAGGGCATTCACAGCGAGAACGTGATGCTGGTGGCCGACGAGGCGTCAGGCGTGCCCGAGCAGGTGTTTGAGGCGGCGGCGGGGTCCATGTCTGGCCACAACGCTGTGACGCTGCTGCTGGGCAACCCGGTGCGCTCCAGCGGGTTTTTTTACGACACGCACACACGCCTGGCCGATGAGTGGACCACCTTCAGGGTGAGCTGTCTGGACAGCCCACGGGTTTCGGACGAGTACGTCAAGGAGATGCAGACCCGCTACGGGGAGGAAAGCAACGTCTACCGCATCCGTGTGGTGGGCGAATTCCCCAAGGGTGATGACGACACGGTGATCGCCATGGACTTGCTCGAGCAGGCGGTGAACCGCGATGTGGCCACCAGCCAGCATGCGCCGATTGTCTGGGGTTTGGACGTTGCGCGGTTTGGCTCTGACAGGTCAGCCTTGTGTAAGCGCCAGGGCAACGCTGTGACCGAGAGCATCAAGACGTGGAAGAACTTGGACCTGATGCAACTCACAGGCGCGGTGGTGGCCGAGTACCAGGCCCTGCCACCCAGCCAGCAGCCGCAAGAGATTCTGGTGGACTCCATTGGCCTGGGGGCTGGGGTGGTGGACCGGCTGCGGGAGTTAGGCCTGCCAGCGCGGGGCATCAACGTGGCCGAAAGCCCTGCCATGGGCGGCACGTACAGGAATTTGAAGGCCGAGCTTTGGTATCGGGCACGGGCTTGGCTTGAGGCACGCGACTGCAAGATGGCCAAGGACGAGGTGCTGATCGCTGAGTTGGCCACGGTGCGCTACAGCTTCACCAGCAACGGCAAGATTCAGATTGAGGGTAAGGACGAGATCAGAAAGCGCGGCCTGCCCAGCCCTGACAAGGCTGACGCCTTTGTGCTGACGTTTGCCAGCGATGCCATTGCCGGGATGTACGGCAGCGCGGCCAGCAGCAAGTGGAGCCAGCCGCTGCGCCGAAACCTGTCCAGAGTCGCATAATCTGGGGTATTACACCGAAAGGCGCATCATGCAAAAGACCAAGCAGGAGAAGAAGATCTCCAAGGTTTACAAAGAATTCCAGGCCGGAAAGCTGCACAGCGGCAAAGGCGGTCCAATTGTGAAAAGCAAGGCGCAGGGTTTGGCCATTGCTTTGAGTTCTGCTGGCGTCAAGCCGAAGGGGAAAAAATAATGGCCACTATGCAGCGCACCATGGAGCAAGCCATGGACCGTGACGAGATGGAGGACGAGGGTGGCGAGAGCTGCCCGATGCCGACACTGGACATCACGCTGAACCTGAAGAACCGGGCCAAGGCCATCACCAGCGCGGCCGACGGCCCTGAAATCCCGAAGCTGCCCAACAGCGCGTTTTGGGCCAAGAAGGCTGACCAGTGGGATGTGTCTGTGGATGACGCCAAGCAAAGCCTGTGCGGCAACTGCGCGGCATTCAACGTGTCGGACAAGCTCAAGAAGTGCATCGCCGAGGGCATTGGCATGGAGGCCGACCCATGGGGCACCATCAAGCTGGCCGACCTCGGGTATTGCGAGATCTTTGACTTCAAGTGCGCAGCCAGCCGCACCTGCGATGCGTGGGTGGTGGGTGGCCCCAACACGGGTGAGCAAGAAGGCGAAGACATGGAAGAAGGCGAGTACGAATAAGGGGACGAGTCATGAAGCCAGGTCTTTACAGCAACATTGCAGCCAAGCGAGAGCGCATCAAAGAGGGTTCGGGCGAGAAGATGCGCAAGCCCGGCACCAAGGGTGCGCCAACGGCTGCGGCCTTCAAGGCAGCGGCCAAGACAGCCAAGCCGGTGAAGAAGAAATGAAGACGCCAGCCTGGCAGCGCAAAGAGGGCAAAAGCCCATCGGGTGGCCTGAACGCCAAGGGGCGTGCCAGCGCCAAGGCCGAGGGCATGAACCTCAAAGCGCCCGTGAAGTCGGGCGACAACCCACGGCGTGCCAGCTTCTTGGCACGCATGGGCAACATGCCTGGGCCTGAGATGAAGGGTGGAGAGCCAACCCGGCTGCTGCTGTCTTTGAAGGCTTGGGGTGCCAGTTCCAAGGAAGACGCCAAGGCCAAGGCCAAGGCGATCTCAGCGAGAAACAAAGCGAAAAAATGATCCCTATTTGCATCTCGACAGTGCATGGCAAAGGTTTGGCCGTGCTGCTTGAGTCCATCAAGCAGTACGCACCAGAGCACCCGGTGTACCTGCATGGCCCTGAGTCGGTCATTGAACACTGCGATGCCACCCTAAAAATGTTTGGCCCACCCAGCAACTTTGGCGACGACTACAACTGCGTCATCAAGAGGGCGCTGATGGAGTATGACGAGTGTTTGGTGGCCAACGATGACATCGTGCTGACGCCTGACAGCGTGAAACTGCTGCTCGAAGATGTGCAGATCATCAAGACCATGCACAGCGTCAAGCCTGGCTGGGTGGCATCGAGAAGCGATGCTGCGCGGCCTGGCCAAAACGTGCGGATCACCGAGCAGCCCGAGCGCCTGCACTTTTACAAATTCCCATCCGAGGCCCACATCAAGATGGCCGAGGAGGTCAGCCCGATCTTTGCCTACATCAACAAAGAGGCGTTTGGCGATGGCTTTCCACCCCTGAACTGGTACTCCGACGATGTGCATTGCCGGGACTTGATTGAGCGAGGGTACAGCCACTTTGTCAGTTCAAGCTACGTCCACCACATCGGCAGCCACACAATTGGCTTTGATGCAAAGCGGCTGCACGACCAAGCCATGCCTTGGCTGCTGGCCAACCGCCCAGAATATGCCAAGGCTTGGTTCGACCTTTGAAGACTAAAATTGACGCAGTACGGTTCACCTAAAGGCACAGCCATGAACGAGCAAGACATCACCAACACCATCAACACCGATGTGGCCGCAGTCACCCCTATGGATGACGAAGAATTGCAGGCCATCATCACGCAAGACTTGGTGGATGCGGTCAGCTACATTGACAGCGACATTTCGCCAACACGGGCCAAGGGCACCGAGTATTACCGTGGCGACCTGTTTGGCAACGAGGTCGAGGGCAACAGCAAAGTGGTGGCCATGGAGGTGCGCGACACGGTGAGCGCCATGCTGCCGAGCCTGATGCGCGTTTTCTTCAACTCTGAGAATGTGGTCGAGTTTGTGCCGCGCGGCCCTGAAGACGTCAAGTCTGCGCAGCAGGCCACAGACTATGTGAATTACATCTTCCAAAACGACAACAACGGCTTTCTGACCAGTTATGCCATCTTCAAGGATGCGCTGGTCCGCAAGTGCGGCATTGCCAAGTTTTGGTGGGAAGACGACGAGCAGGTAAGCATCGACCAGTACACGGGGCTGGACGATCAGACCCTTGAAATGCTGATGCAGGAACCTGCCAACGAGGTCACCATCGTGGTGTCGTACCCCGACCCCAGCGTCGATGAGATGCAGATGATGACGGTGGACCCCACCACGGGTGCGCCTGTGGCCATGCCTGCGCCCATGCTGCACGATGTGCAGATCAAGCGCATCACCAAGGATGGCCGCATTCGCGTGATGGCCGTGCCGCCCGAGGAGCTGCTGCTGGACCGCCGGGCGCGTTCGTTTGATGACGCCACCATCATTGCCCACCGACAGATGGCCACAGTGGCCGACCTGATCGCCATGGGCTATGACCAAGACGAGATTGAGCAAAACCTGTCCACCACGGACCTTGACAGCAACGACGAGTATCTGGCACGCCAGCCGCTGTCCACCACATTTGGCACCAATGACGCAGCCAATCCCATGATGCGCCGAGTGCTGTATGTCGAGGCTTATTCGCGTGTGGACTATGACGGTGACGGCATTGCCGAGCTGCGCAAAGTCTGTTGCATGGGCGGCGGCTACAAGGTGGTGCGCAACCTGCCTGCGTCTTACATTCCCTTTGCAGACTTCCCATGCGACCCCGAGCCGCACACATCGCCACTGGAGGCGATGAGCATTTTCGACATTACCCGCGACTTGCAAGAGATCAAGTCCGAGATTCTGCGCAACACGCTCGACAGCCTGGCGCAGTCGATCCACCCCCGCACGGCGGTGGTCGAGGGCCAGGTCAACATCGACGATGTGCTGAACAACGAGACAGGCGCGATCATCCGCATGCGTGCGCCTGGCATGGTCCAGCCTTTGTCCACTCCATTCGTTGGCCAGGCTGCATTCCCGATGATGGAGTACATGGACCAGATCAAGGAAGACCGCACAGGCATGAGCAAAGCGGCCATGGGCCTGAATGCCGATGCCTTGCAGTCCAGCACCAAGGCGGCAGTGACCGCCACCATCAGCGCCAGCCAAGGCCGCATCGAGCTGACAGCACGCATCTTGGCCGAGGGCATGAAGAAGCTGTTTAAGGGCATCTTGTTCTTGGTCGTGACCCACCAAGACAAGGCACGCATGGTGCGCATGCGCAATGAGTGGGTGGCCATCGACCCGCGCCATTGGGAGTCCAGCATGGACGCCAGCATCAACATTGCCCTGGGCAATGGCGACACCAACGAGCGCCTGCAAGCCTTGATGATGATCATGGCCAAGCAAGAGCAGATCTTGCAGCAGCTTGGCCCACAAAACCCGCTGGTGACGCCACAGCAGTTCAGCAACACGCTGCGCAAGATTGTGGAGCTGTCGGGGTTCAAGGACGCCTCCAGCTACTTCCAAGACATCCCCGCCGATTACCAGCCACCAGCGCCACCAGCGCCCAAACCAACGCCAGAGGAAATCCTGGCGCAGGTGCAGGCCGAGAGCATTCGAGCCGATATCCAGAAGAAGGCCGCTGAGCTGGAGCTGGAGCGCCAAAAAATGATGATGGAAGACGACCTGAAGCGCGACCAGATGGCGCAAGACCTCTATCTCAAGAAGTACGAAATTGAGTTAAAGTACAACTCACAGATCAGCGCGGCGGAAATCAACGCAGCGCAGAACATTGATCGTGAAGCGATACGCCAGCAGGCGCTCTTGGCCCAGCAGCAGGCAGAACAGTTTGTTCAGCAGCCGCAGCCAGCAGCACCAATGGCGTCACCCATCAACCTTAGTGGAATGGCACAGTGACCAACGAAGACCAGATTAGGAAGGGCCGCAAGGCCCAGCAGATTCTTGAGGATGAAACCCTGAATACTGCGATTGCGAAACTTGAGAACGATCAGCTCTGGCTGTTCAGATCCTCGAAGCCTGAAGAAACGGCCAAGCGTGAAACCGCATGGTGCATGTTGCAGGCCATCGACGGATTGCGGCAGGAATTGATCAAGATGATGGACAACGGCAAGATTGCACAGAAGTCTGTCGAGCGCACGCAAAAACTAATTTGAGGTAAATGATGTCAGAATCTCAAGCAATGAATGTGGCCGATGCGGCCACTGCTATCTCGGCAATGATGGCCCCTGAAGAAGGACAAGCACAAGTTGACGAGACGCAGCCAGTCGAGGAGTCCGACGAGGACACCGAGACAGCGGCCTCTGAGGAGGAATCCCCTGGTGTGGAAGACGCGCCAGAGGAGGAATCCGCAGAGGAACAGTCCGAGGACAGCGAGAAATCGGAGGAGCAAGAACAGGCGCAGACTTTCACCGTCAAGGTTGATGGCAAGGAAGTCGCTGTGACCCTGGAGGAACTCCAAAACGGTTACTCACGGACCCAGGACTACACCCGAAAAACGCAGCAGATTGCCGAAGTGCGCAAGCAAGTCGAGCAAGAAACGCAGGCAGTTCGGGCCGAGCGTCAACAGTACGCTCAATTGTTGGGTGCATTGCAAGCACAACTTCAAGCGACCGAGCCGCAAGTCGATCTGGACCGTCTTTATCATGAAGACCCAATCGAGTGGGTGCGGCAAAAAGAGGTCATGCGCGAGAGACAAGAGAAAGCCTTGGCGATTCAAGCCGAACAGCAGAGGCTGGCTCAACTCTCTCAGTATGAACAGCAGCGTGCCATGGAGGAGCAGCTTTCCAGCCAGAAAGAGGCGCTCTTGGCAGCTTTGCCCGAGTGGAGAGATCCAAAGAAGGCGAAGGCCGAAAAGGCGCTGGTGGTTGAATCTGCGAAGGCGGCAGGTTTCTCTGAGGAAGACTTGAAAAGCGTTTATGACCACCGTCTGGTTTTGCTCTTGCGTAAGGCAGGGCTGTACGACCAGATGATGAGCAAGCGCCAAGGCATCAAGCCTGTTGTGAACAATGGCCCACGACCTGCCAAGCCTGGTGCAGCGGGTCGGGTTTCGACAACAACTGAGAGTACGAGGGCAAAGCAGCGTCTTGCAAAAACTGGTCGCGTCGATGATGCGGCCTCTGCCATTGAACTTTTACTGAGGTAACACCATGACTATCGTCGCCAATACCTTCACCACCTACTCTGCCAAGGGTATCCGTGAAGACCTGTCCAATGTGATCACAAACATTGCACCCGAAGAAACCCCTTACATGAGCAACATTGGCCGTGAAAACGTGTCCAACAGCTTGTACGAGTGGCAAACCGACACCTTGGCCGCAGCCGCTGCCAACGCCCAGCTTGAAGGCGACGATGTGTCGTCGTTCGACGCCGTGACCGCCACCGTGCGTTTGCAAAACTACGCACAGATCAGCCGTAAGACAATCATCTTGTCGGCCACTGAAGAAGTGGTTAACAAGGCTGGTCGTCGTTCGGAACTGGCCTATCAGATCGCCAAGCGTGGCGCTGAGATGAAGCGTGACCAAGAATTCAGCATGCTGAACGGCGCAATTGCTGTGGCTGGCGATGCCACCACTGCACGTGCCACTGCCTCGCTGGGTGCGTTCGTCAAGACCAACACCGACAAACAGACCAACGGTGTTGATCCTTCGTACACCACGCTGCCAAACAGCGCACGTACAGACGGCAACGTCCGCACGTTCACTGAAGCCATCCTGAAGAACGTCATCCAAAAGGTGTGGACTGCTGGTGGTACTCCAAAGATCTTGATGTGCGGCCCTGTGAACAAGCAGCGCGTGTCTGGGTTCTCTGGTATCGCCTCCAGCCGTTTCAACATCGACGGTGGCGCAAAGCCTGCGACTCTGGTCGGCGCTGTTGACATCTACGTGTCCGATTTCGGCAACGTGCAAGTCATCGCCAACCGCTTCCAGCGTGAGCGTGACGCTTGGGTGATCGATCCTGACTACGCCAAGATGACCGTGCTGCGTCCTTACCAGCAAGTCGAACTGGCCAAGACAGGTGACGCCGAGAAGCGCATGCTGATCGTTGAATGGGGCCACAAAGTGACCGCTGAAAACGCTCACGGCTTGGCCGCTGACTTGGTTACTTCTTGATTTGAAGCCAACGGAAAAGGCCAGGGAAACCTGGCCTTTTTTTTAAGATGATTCACAAAAGACTTTTTGACCGCAACGAACAGCAAGGCATCACACGCTTTTGGCATGAGAACGCTGAAACAGGTGATGTGACGATTGAGACGCAGCAGGACGTGACTGCTGTGATCGAGGCCAACAAAGCCATCTACAATGCAGTTGACGAGAAAGCCAACTGGTCAGGTGAGTGGCACCTGGTCGCAAGCATTCCCGAGGCGCTGTATTACAAGATGAAGGCCGAGGGAAAGATTGATGATCAGGAGTACATGAAGAAATGGCTCAACGACTCTGATAATCAATTTTTTAGGACACGCCCAGGAAAAGTATGAGCAACTACATCGCTGTTTGCACCCCAGCCCGTGACCAGGTTCACACCAACTACACATACTGTCTTGTCAATGCTGTGGCGTACCACACGCTCAACACCAATGACGCCATCAGCTTGAAGTTGATGCAGGGCACCATCCTCCAAAACCAAAGGGCCGACCTTTGCCTGGATGCGATGCGAGAGGGATGCACGCACATCTTGTTCATCGACAGCGACATGACCTTCCCCCAGGACTTGGTGGGGCGGCTCTTGGCGCACGACAAAGAGATCGTGGCAGCCAACTGCGCACGGCGCAGAATGCCCACTGGCCCCACGGCTCAGAACTACGACGAGAACGGCAAGCGGGTTCCTGTTTACACCATGCCCGAATCGACGGGTTTGCAAGAGGTGGGAAGCATTGGCACGGGCATAATGCTGATCAAGCGTGAGGTGTTTGAAGGTATGTCTGAGCCATGGTTCGACATGCCATGGCAGACAACTCGGGGCTACATGGGCGAGGATGTGTTCTTCTGCAAGAAGGCACAGGAACTCGGGTACAAGGTCTATATCGACCACGATGTGTCCAAAGAAATTGGGCACATCGGCACGTTTGAATTCCGACACGACCACACATGGATCGTGAAAGAGGAACTGGACAAAGAGGCGAAAAATGGCACTTAGCACATACGCAGAGCTGAAGACATCCATTGGTGACTGGCTCAACAGGTCAGACCTGTCGGCCACCATCCCGGACTTCATCAGCCTGGCAGAAGCGCAGATCGAGCGCACGCTGCGCACCCGCCAGATGATTGTTCGGGCCAATGCGTCTTTTGACCAGCAGTATGGCGCTTTGCCTGCCGACTTCTTGGAAGCCAAGTCACTCAAGCTGACCAGCACCAACCCACCAACGCCTCTGTCTTTTCTGACGATTGACCTGCTCGATGAGCAGTCTTCCAGCTACACAGCCAGCGGCAAGCCAAAGTTTTTTGGCGTGGTGGGCAACCAGTTGCGCATTCTGCCGACACCTGATGGCACCTACACCACAGAGCTGACTTACTTTGCCAAATTGACGAAGTTGTCAAATAGCGTGACCACCAACTGGCTGCTGACCTCCAGCCCTGACATTTATCTGTACGGTGCGCTGCTTCAGGCTGCGCCTTACCTGCAAGACGATGCGAGAATTCAGACATGGGCAACGCTGTACGAGCGTGCCTTGAATGATCTGCGCACAGCCGATGATCGGGGTGCGTCATCTGGGGGCACCTTGCTGACCCGCGCAAAAACTTTTGGATAAGGAACCGAAGCCATGTCATCTTTTACCGACTACACCGAAAGCCTGGTGCTGACCTGGCTGCTGACAAACGGCAGCGCAACCCGTCCAACAGCTTGGTATGTGGGCCTGTTCACGGCTGCGCCTTCTGACACTGGCGGCGGCACTGAGGTGTCAGGCAGCGGCTACGCACGCAAGGCCACGGGCACCATGACGGTATCGGGCACATCACCAACTACGGCCACCAACGCTGCGGCCATCGAGTTCGCTGCGGCATCTGGCGGCAATTGGGGGTCCATCGGCTGGGCGGCCATCTTTGATGCATCGACAGGCGGCAACATGCTGGCTTGGGCGGCACTGACCACGGCACGCACCATCAACGATGGCGATGTGCTGCGCATTCCTGCTGGCGACCTCGACGTCACCCTGACATGACATGGCTGGATACGGTCTTGGCCCATACGGCAGCGGCAACTATTCGTATGGTGTAAGCCTCACTGCCGCGACCATGGCAGCCACCAGCACGGTGGCTGTCGAAGCAAAACGCATCTGCATAGGTGCGTTTTCTGTTTCTGCGGCCAGCACGGTGGCTGTGGCCACCAACGTCATCAAGGACGCCTCATTTTCTGTGGCCTCGGCCAGCGGCGCGTCTGCATCCGCGCAGCGCGTGGCAGACACTGCCGCCACGGCCTCCAGCGCCTCCACAGTGGCCGTTTCTGGTGTCAGGTATGCCATAGGTGCGGTCACGGCCTCCAGCGCCTCCAGCGTGAGTTTTGCGGCGCTGCGTGTGGCCATCGGCAGCGCGGCTGCGGTGGACGAGAGCGCCATGGCCATCAATGCGGTGCGCGTACCGCTGGTCCAAATACTGATCGAAGACTTTGGCGTGATGACGGTCAGCACCAGCGTGGTCGTCAACCAGTCGGTGACGTTTGCGGCTGAGTCGTCGGTGGCGGTGGATGCGGCGCGGGTGAGTGATGGCGTGCTGTTGATTGCTGCCGAGTCGGGCATGGCGGTGGCTGGCAATTTGAAGTGGATTGCAGAGGGTGACACGGCTGAGTCGTGGTCACCAATTGCAGAAAATGATGAGGTGTGGACGCCTGTGGACGACACCTCAGAAACTTGGGATGCGATTGCCGACAGCAGTGAAAGCTGGACACCAATCGTCGATAATTCGGAAACATGGCAACTTGCCGCATAGAGGTGAAATATGGCTGATACCACAACGACCAACCTGCTCCTGACCAAGCCCGAGGTCGGAGCGTCAACAGACTCCTGGGGCACCAAGATCAACACCGATCTGGATACCATCGATGCGCTGTTTGATGCTGGTCCACTGCTGAAGGTCACCAAGGGTGGCACAGGTGTTGGCACCAGCACAGGCACTGGCAACAACGTGCTGTCGGCATCGCCCACCTTGACCGGCACCGTGGCCTTGGCGGCATTGACTGCATCAGGGAACCTGACATTGAACGGCGGCACAGCCAACGGCGTGGCCTACCTCAACGGCTCCAAAGTCCTGACCACGGGGAGTGCGCTGACGTTTGATGGGACGAATTTTGGCGTTGGAACAACAAGTCCAGCGGTTAAATTTGTCGCTTCAAACGGTGGCGCAAACGGCATTGAGTTGGCTGTTGTTGGTTTTAGTGGTGACAACGCAGTTCAGTCTTATAACCGTAGCGGTGCAGCTTATACCTCGCTGGTTTACAACGCACTGAATCACCGTTTTGCCACCAGCGGCACTGAGCAGATGCGCCTCGACGCCTCCGGCAACCTCGGCTTGGGAGTTACTCCGAGTGCTTGGGCAAGTGGTCGCAGAGCTTTGGAATTGTCTGGTAGCGTTAACTATTTCATGGGGGCAAACGCTAATTCTGTTGTACTTGGCTCAAACTTTTACGCTGATGGCACAAATAATTTATACAAAGCTAATGGCTTTGCAAGTGCGTATTTGCAGGGGAGTAGCCAGCACATTTGGTACACGGCCCCATCCGGCACAGCGGGTGGCATAGTAAGCCTTACTCAGGCGATGACGCTGGATGCGAGTGGCAACTTGCTGGTGGGGACTACGAGTCAGATCTATTCTGAAAAAATGCTTGTACTTGGCGCAAGCACTAATGTGTTTACTGCCTACCAAAATACAAACACTTCCGGATTTAACTCTATTCGATCTCAGTTGCAACCCAATGGCAATAACACCAGCACCTATCATTTCTTGGGAAATACATCTGGTGTTGGTGCTTGGTACTTGTACGGCAATGGCACATCGTCATGGTCATCTGATGCGCGACTTAAAAAGAACATTGAGACAACGCGAGATGGTTATCTTGAGGATATTTGCAAACTTCGTATCGTTAAGTACAACTGGCGCAATGACGCAGATGAAACACCTCGTGAACTTGGCTTAATTGCACAGGAAGTTGAGCAAGTTTTTCCGGGTCTTGTGCAAGACGGTATTGAGCCACTGTCAAAAGAAGACCAGACTTTGTACAAGCAATTGAAAGGTTCTGTTTTGCCGTTCATGCTCATCAAAGCCATCCAAGAACTCAAAGCCGAGTTTGACGCATACAAAGCAACCCACCCTTAAAAGGAACCACCATGACAACCTACATCTGGACTATCTCGCAAATGGATCGCCTCACTGCTGACGGCTTTGTCGTCACAGTGCATTACAACGTGTCTGCCACCGATGGCACATACAACGCATCTACCTACGGCACTGTGGGCTACCAAGAGCAGCCCGGCGAGACATACGTTCCTTATGACCAACTGACCGAAGCTCAGGTGGTTGGATGGGTGCAGACAAGCCTCGGCAAAGACACTGTTGAAGCCAGCCTGCAAAGCCAAATTGACGCACAAGCCAATCCTGTTCAGGAGTCGGGTGTACCTTGGAGCCAAGCATGAAAATGATTGCACCACTGCTTGCAGCACTGTCCTTAACAGGCTGTGCGACTGCTGAATACGCAGCCTATGCTGATGCCCATAAAGCACAAGCAGCGGCTCAGACAGCCCGTTATCAGGCTCTGGCAGATATTGCCAAGCAAGGTGACACCACGGCCAAGGTTGCTGCTGTCATGTCCCTGCAAATGGGTGGTGGTCAACAGTCTACTCAGATCGCTGCACCCAAGTCTTGGGCGGATTACGCCTTGCAGTGGACAGGTTTGTTGTTGCCTACTGTTGGTCAGGTGTACACCATCAACAAGCAGACGCAACTTGGCATGAAGCAGTCTGACAACGCCACTGCTGTGGCTGTCAGTACCAACCAAGCCTTTGTCGGCATCGCTTCTCAGATTCAAGCACCAGCAGCCAATGTCACAACCATCGGCGGCAATGGTGTAATCGGTTCTGGCTATTACAGCATTGGAGCAAACAGTGGGTCAAACTCTGGCAACAGTGGTCGCCTTGCTGGTGGCAGTATTACTGACAATACGGCTACTCCAACTGTGGTGACCAATACCGAAACCACAACCACCAACACACCAACCCCCGCAGTTCCTGGAGGTAGTGAAGTATGGCTACGATTGACGCAACAGACGCACGCCTGTCAACGCATGAAGAAATATGCGCCATTCGATATGATCAGATCAATGCCAGGCTGAAGCGCATTGAGGGCATCATGATGCGCACGGCTGGTGTCATGCTGCTGTCAATGGCCGGGACTATCTTCTCGGCTGTCTGGATACTGAAATGAAAGATTGGGCTGTTGCATTCATTGCGGCAGCCCTGGTAGTGGCGCTTACGATCTGGTGCGTCAAAGAAGTTGTTTTGCTGCTCCGAGGGATTGTTTGATGGATCCGATCACCATTGCGCTCACGGCCATGGCCGCTGTCCAAAAGACGGTGGCCATGATCAAAGAGGCATCATCCACAGTGGATGATGTGCGCAGCCTCGGTCCTTTGCTGGGTCAGTACTTTGAGAAAAAGCACGAGGTCACTAAGGCGCTCAAGGAGGCCAAGAGCAGTGGCGGCTCCAACATGGGCAAGGCCGTGCAGATCGAGCTGGATCTGAAAGCGCAGCGGGATTTTGAGGAGCAGGTCAAGGGCTTGTTTTTTCCCAACAACATGGATGTCTGGAACTCCATCATGGTCCGTGTGGCCGAGATGGACAAGCAAGACAAACTGGACGCGCAACTGGCTAGAGATCGCGCACTGCGTGCCAAGCAAGAGCGCGAGGAGTTGGTGGAAATCCTGATCATTGTTGGCGGGGTGTTCCTTGTTTTTGTGTTGGTGGGCTTTGGGGCTTACCTTGTGATGATTGCGAAAGGCTGATCATGTTGTCTCTTATCTCTACCCTTGGCGGCTTGCTGATCTCTGGCTTGCCTAAGCTGCTGGAGTATTTCCAAAACAAGGCCGATCAGGCCCATGAGTTGCGGCTGGCCCAAGTGCAAACTGAGCGTGAGCTGGCGCTGGCCGCTGCTGGCTTTGCGGCCCAGGCCCGTGTGGAAGAAATCCGCACCGAGCAGGTGGCGCTGCAAACAGAGGCCCAGATGGCCGAGGCTGAGGCCCAGATGGTGCGAGGCGCTCAAGAACACGACAAGGCGGTGCTGGCCAAGGCCAGCCGCTGGGTGGCCAACTACATTGGCACAGTGCGCCCCACAGTCACATACATATTTGTCATGGAGCTGGTGTGCATCAACGCCTTCCTGTGCTACTACCTCTACACCAACCCAGGTTTGATCAACAGCATGGATGATGTGCTGCGTTATGCCGACATCATTTTCAGCCCTGATGAGATGGCAATGCTGGGTGGCATCATCGGTTTCTGGTTCGGATCTCGTAACTGGAGCAAGAAGTGAAGCTGTCCCAGGCTGGTGCTGACTTGATGCATCGCTTTGAGGGATGCAGGAACAAACCATACCTGTGCCCAGCCCACATCTGGACGATTGGCTACGGCCACGTTCTGTACCAAGAGCAGATCAGGCTGCCCATGGTCCGTGCCGATGGCAAGGATGTGCCGATGATCCGCAAAGAGATGCCACTGAAGCCGGAGGACAACCGTGTCTGGTCCAAGCAGGAAATCGAAGAATTATTCGCTGATGATGTCGCGTCTTTTGAACGTGGTGTTTTACGACTTGTTCCCACTGTTGTTGGCCGCCAAGGCGCTTTTGACGCTCTTGTCTCTATATCCTTCAATTTTGGACTAGGCAATCTCCAGCGCAGCACCATCCGCATGAAGGCCAACCGGGGTGATTGGGAGGGTGCCGCAGAGGCTTTTATGGTCTGGGTCAAGGGCGGTGGCAAGGTGCTGCCAGGACTGGTGCGTAGGCGGGAAGCAGAAAAAGCACTCTTTTTGAGTGGGCTGGTGGAATAATTGCGGCATGGCCAACGTCAAGCAGCAATTAGAAACCCCATCCATTCCGAGCCTCGGTTTTGCTCCGGAGGTGTATGAGCGCAGGCACTTCAGTGAAAACTACGGTGCCCTGAACACATATTTCCGCAAGACCATCAGCGTGCTGGGTGCGCTGTTTGGCCCACAAGGCGGAAAGTTTTTGAACACGCCACATGGGGCCTTCCAGAGCGTGGTCGATCAGACGGTGGCCACAAGCAACACGCCATACGCTTTGACGCTGGACACGGTTGACTTTACCAATGGCGTGAGTGTTGCCAGCAACTCGCGCATCACTGTTGCTGAGGCAGGCATTTGGAACTTGCAGTGGTCCGGCCAGTTCGAGAACACTGACAGCCAAGACCACGATGTGCGTGTGTGGCTCAAGATCAACGGCACGGTGGTCACAGGCTCTACAGGTTTCTTTGCGGTGCCGAGCAAGCATGGATCAGTCAACGGCCACATTTTGTCTGGCTGGAATTATTTTTTGCAACTGAACACCAATGATTATGTTGAGCTTTGGTGGGAGACTGACAGCACAATGGTCAGCCTTCAGTCCTATGCTGCCGCTGGCGCGTATCCATCAACCGCATCATTGATCGCCACCATGACATTCGTGTCGAACCTACCGAGTTGAGCCATGTACCTTCCATTGAAACTTCCACCAGGCATCTACCGCAACGGCACGGAGTACCAAGCTGCTGGCCGCTGGTATGACGCCAACCTGGTGCGCTGGTACGA